CTATGTAGTGGATGCCCGCAGCGGCGAAAAATGCCACCCATGGAAGCGACCGAAATACGTCGATGAAGCCCTGTCATGGATGCGGCGCCTGCTGGAGCCCGTGGCAGTCAACCCGGCTAATGCCATCAACTGCGCCAATGGTGTGATCTCGTGGTCTTGGACCGGCAAGAAGCTTGATCTGACCTTTGAGCCACACAACCCAGACCGCGCCTTCACCTACGCCACCGCTTACGACTACGACCCTGCCGCCAACCCGCAGCACCTCTGCCGGTTGCTTGAAGCGGTGGAGCCTGGCGATCGCGACACCTTGCAACGCATCCTTGGCAGCGGCCTTGACCTGTCCAAATACCGCGCCACTCGTGGCAGGCCGCGCGCTGTGCTGATGATCGGTGCTGGCTCCAACGGCAAAGACACCATCCGCACTGCCCTACGCGACACCCTCGGCAGCCGCAACTTCACGTCCTGCACCCTGGCTGACTTTCGCCAGTACGACCAAGGCCGCAAGTTTCCCATTGCTCCGTTGCGCGATGCCTCGGTCAACTGGTCAAGTGAAAATAGTCAATTTGTTCACATTGACAACTTGCAGTCATTGAAGGCCGCAATCAGTGGTGAGGAATTGTCCTACGAGCTAAAAGGCGTGCAGGAATCGCAGTTCGTCCCGTCAGCCCTGTTTGTCTTCAACTTGAACAAAGACCCATCTTTATCCGGCGATCAGGTTGCCATCGAGACACGCTTTCATGTGTTCCGTTTCTCGAAAACATTCATGGCAGCACCAACAGAAGCCAGTCACATTCAAGCCGATCCGCGATTAAAAGATGACCCATCATTTATCCAGCAGCAAATATGCCCAGCGTTTCTTAATTGGCTGCTTGAAGGTATGGCGCTCAGCATGAGCGATGGCATCGACTACAGCTCCGGCAGGCAGGCCATGGAGGACGTTCGTCGTGCCAGCTGCCACCTCTGGGAGTTCTGCGATGCGGTTGGATTGACATATGAGGAAGGCTCTCAAGTTGCGGTTAAACGTGTATGGGATGCGCTTCTCGGCTGGTACCGGGAGGAGGGTTACCTGGACGATCGAGACCGTTGGCTGGTCGATCCTCCGGCCGATCGCACGGTCAAGGCATCGCGGCTTTTGGTGCCTGCGTTGCGGCAAATCTTCCCGAAACTTGCGTCCGCCAGGGCCGGCAAAAGCCGCGATCGCTTGCTCATCGGTCTCAGGTTGGACGCATGGTAAGGCAGCAGGCGGACGCAACTTGCGTCCGCTACCACCCTTGGCGGACGCAAAGGCGGACGCAAACTCCCTTGGTATGACTGTCTTTTTCTTAGGCGGACGCAAATAGGGGTATATAAACGCCTATAGAAAGCCAGCAGGTATGTAACAGGATGAACATATGCTTACATAGGGGGGGTAGGAAAAGGCCGATTTTGCGTCCGCCTAGTGTTTGCAAGGGGTTTGGCGTCCGCCTAGCTGCAATTTGCGTCCGCCTCCGCCCAAAACCCAGTCACTGACTCAATTTTTGCGTCCGCTCTCAAAATGCAAATAGTCAAGGTTCGCTTTCCAGCCGAAGACCTCGCGGTCTTGGATCAGCAGGTCGCTGTCGCCGGCATCAGCCGCGCAGAGTTTGTTCGCAACAGAGCGTTAAGCGCCGCATTGCCACGGCTCACGGTGTCCGACTACCATCGCCTCGTGGCTGATGCCACCACCTACATGCGTGGTGATCTGCGTCAGCAACATGTTGAGCATCTCATTGCGTATGTCATCACACGACTTGATCAACATTTCCGCCAAACAAACGCCGGTCATCAACCGGCTCAGTGACACCATGGATCATGCGCTTGCATACGCCTGCGCCATCCGCGACAATGCCCAAGATGATCACCAGCCCATCCCCATGGATCTGGTCACATCATTCAAGGCTGATTACGACAAGATCATCTCCGCACTTACCGAAGCAGCACAATGAAAATCACCGTTGCACAATCTGATCTCTCTCATGCACTCCGCGCTGTAGCGCGTGCCGTCGGCAATGGCCGCAGCCATGCGATCCTCGCCGGTGTGCTACTGCAAGCCACTGACGGCAAGCTGCACGTCACCGCCTATGACCTCGACCTTGGCATCAGCACCACCATTGCCGCTGCCGTAGATACCGCTGGAGCCACCGTCGTGCCACATCGCCTGCTGGCGGACATCACAGGCCGCCTGGACGGCTCTGAAGCGCTTTCATTGGCCGTCGATGGCGCACGGGTCACGCTGACCGCTTCCAGCGGCTCCTACAGCCTCTCCGTGGCCTCTGCCGATGATTTCCCCGCATTGCCTGTCGTCAATGCCGCCGCAGGCGCTCCTGTGGACCTCTCCGGTGCATTGGCTGCCGTCATGCCTGCCGTAGCCACTGATGCCAGCAAGCTGTTGCTCACCGGCATTCACCTACGCAGCGCTGGAGGCGCCCTGCACATCGAAGCCGCCGACGGCCATCGCCTTGCGACACGCACCATCGCGGCTGATCTGCCGGATCTTGATGTCGTCGTGCCAGCTCGTACGCTGCAACAAGTCAGGCAGCCGGCAACCATCACAGTCGAAAGTCGTCAAGTCGCAATCGCCCTGGTAGATGGCACCAGCATCATTTCCAGCACCCTCGAAGGCGCCTACCCGAACGTGCAAGCACTTATCCCCGATGCGTTCAAGCATTCGCTAACCGTCAACCGCCTCGCCTTGCTTCATGCCCTAGAGCGTGTCGCAGTGATCGCCGACAGCCACAACAGCGTTGTCAAGCTTGAAGTCAGCAACGGCTCGCTCAAGGTTGGTGCTGAAGCTGAAGCCAACAGCGGCAGCGAGCTGATCGCCTGCGATGGCAAGCTGCCTACCATCGCCGCTAATGTCCACTACCTCATCGACGGCATCAAAGGCATCAGCGGTGATACGCTGGACATCAAGGCCAATGCAGCAACGACACCAGTGGTCATCACATCCGCCACTGATGCCGATAGCCTGTACCTCGTCATGCCGGTGCAAATCAGGAGCTAATGAAGCCTGTTCGCGGCCATCGCAAACTTAACGATGACGTGATCAAGAAGGTGCGCTTCCTCGCGGAGTTTGGCGCACCTCTTGAACATCTGGCGCCCGCTGCTGGGGTTTCATACAGCATCCTTTGGCAATGGTTGAAGAATGCAAAAGGCCCCAGCCCAACACCAGAAGAGCTAAAGCTCTTGGAGGCTATCGAGGAAGGTAGGGCCGCAGGTGGTATGCGGCTGATTGGCAAAGTTGCTGAAGCCGCTGAAAACAATGACCTAAAGGCAACTACTTGGATGCTTACGCATTCACCTGCCTTTCGTGATCACTACAGCGATGCAGCTGCCATGCAGCGTTATCGGCAGGAAGGCATTGAGATGGCCGTGCAGGCGATCATTGATGCCGGCTTGCCGCCTGATCAGGAGCGTGATCTACTGCTGCGGATCAGCGCAAAAACCGGTCACAATGCGAACGCTTGATCCGATCATTGCTCGCCTAGCGACACTAGAGCTAGAACGCAATGGCGCTAGTGAAGTGCGATTTGATGATCAGCTGATCGCCATCCGCAATGACCTGCATCCTGGCCAGCTTGCATTTGTAGAGGATCAAACCACCGAGATTCTCGGCGTGTCTGCAGGCTATGGCGCCGGCAAGACTAGAGCATTGTGCGCAAAAGCTGTGCATCTTGCCGCGGCCAATCAAGGCTTTATCGGTGCAGTAATGGAGCCCACCGGCCCTCTGATCCGCGACATCTGGCAGAACGACTTTGATGACTTCCTAGAGTCCTATGGCATCGCCTATACCTTTCGTGCTTCACCGCTTCCGGAGTATGTGCTGCACCTGCCTGGCGGTGATACCAAGATCCTGTGCCGTAGTTTTGAAAACTGGACGCGAATCATCGGCTTGAACCTTGCATGGGTGCTGGCGGATGAAATCGACACCGTGTCGCCAAGCATCGCCAGCCGTGCATTCCCAAAGATCCTTGGTCGTTTGCGATCTGGCAACATCAGGCAGTTTGGTGCAGCATCAACGCCAGAAGGGTTCCGGTGGATGTTCAATACCTTCGCCAGCGAGGATGCACAAGGCCGCAACGATCGTCGGCTGATCAAGATGCGCACCAGCGATAACCCGCACCTGCCGCCAGACTTCATCGAGCGACTGGAAGCCAACTACGACCCAAACCTGCTGCGTGCATATCTCGACGGTGAGTTCATTAACCTCACTACCGGCACGGTCTACGACCGCTTCGATCGCGCCAAGCATGTGATCACTGAGCTGCCGGACATTGGCCGCGAACCGCTCAGGGTTGGCGTTGACTTCAACGTTGGCAACATGTCTGCGGTCATTGGTGTCCGCAGCGGTAATGGCCTGGTGGTTATTGACGAGATCAGCGGCGCCCATGACACGGATGCACTTGGCGCCGAAATCCGCAGGCGCTACCCAGATCATCGGATCTACGGATACCCGGATGCCAGCGGCGGCAACCGCAGCACCAATGCAAGCCAGACCGACATTCAAATCTTGGAGTCTTACGGCATCAGCAACCAATCACCCAAGGCAAACCCGCCGGTGCGTGATCGTGTTGCAGCCGTGCAGGCATTGCTGGAGAACGGTAAAGGCCAGGTGCGGTTGACGGTTGCTAGCACCTGTCGTCGGATGATTGAATGCCTTGAGTTGCAGTGCTACAGCGAGAAGGGCGAACCTGACAAGGATGCAGGGCATGACCACATGAATGACGCGTTAGGCTATCTCATATGGCGTGAGTTCAACCCGTTGCACGCTGGCGCAGGCCGCAGCACAGGCGTTCGCCTCTATTAAGCTTCAACCATTGCAGGAGTGATGCCGTGTATTCCGGCCAGCGAAGCTATGACAGGCCGCTACCGCAGCGTGCTGTTACCAAGGTGCAGGACGCAAACGCTGCATGGTATGCGCAGGAACCTCACTGGCTGTTGATCGAAGACCTGCTGCAAGGTACCTATGGAATGCGGCGAAAGCATCGCCGATACCTGCCGCAGGAACCTCGCGAGCTAGACGAGTCCTACGACAATCGCCTAGCTCGCAGTACTTGCCCACCGTATTATCAACGACTGGAGCGGATGCTGGCTGGAATGCTGACGCGCAAGCCCGTCAGGCTTAATGACACCAGCGATACAATCCGCGAGCAGTTGTTCGATGTTGACCTACAAGGCAATGACCTGAACGTTTGGACACATGAGACCGCACGTAAGCTGATCCGCTATGGCCATGTCGGCACATTGGTTGATGCGCCATCCGACGGTGGCCGCCCATACTGGTGCACCTATACGCCACGGCAGATCCTTGGATGGCGTACAGAGCAGCGTGATGGGGCGCAGCAGCTGATTCAGCTGCGGCTGATGGAATCGGTTGTGGTTCCTGATGGCCTCTACGGCGAGAAGGCCATTGAGCAGGTTCGGGTGCTGACGCCAGGGCAGTACCAGATCCACCAACGGCAGGACGATGGTGAGTTCAAGATTACCGATGAAGGCACCACCAGCCTTGACGTGATTCCATTTGCGGTCGCATACGGTAACCGGCATGGCTTCATGGAATCCAGGCCGCCGATGGAAGACATCGCTGAGCTGAATCTAAAGACTTACCAGGTGCAGAGCGATCTTGACAACCAACTGCATATCTCAGCAGTGCCTCTGCTGGCGTTCTATGGCTTTCCTTCCAGCGCCGAGGAAGTATCAGCGGGGCCCGGTGAGGCGATTGCCTTCCCCGCTGAAGGCCGCGCTGAGTACATCGAGCCGCAGGGCCGCAGCTTTGAAGCGCAGTTCCGCAGGCTGGAACAGTTGGCAGCGCAGATCAATGAGCTTGGATTGTCCGCAGTGCTTGGCCAAAAGCTCAGCGCCGAAACCGCTGAGGCAAAGCGCATCGACCGCAGCCAAGGTGATAGCACCATGATGGTGATTGCACAGAACGTGCAAGACATGATTGACAACTGCCTGCAATGGCATGCGCAGTTCCTTGGCCAGAATGAAGCCGCTGGCAGTTGCCTGGTTAATCGTGACTTTGTTGGCAGCAGGCTGGAGCCGCAGGATGTTCAATCACTGCTGGCGCTATACACCGCAGGCACAATCACCCAAGAGACCCTGCTCCAGCAGTTAGCTGATGGTGAGATCCTCGGAGATGACTTTAATGTTCAGGATGAGCTAGATGCAACATCAAATGGTGGTCTTCAGGCAGGCGTTAGCAAACCTGCTGCTTAGGCTTGCATTTATGGCTAAGCCCAATCATCGGAACCAGACGGTTGATTACACAATCACCAGCCTGCCAGATGAAATCTTGGCCATCATCCGCACGACATGGTACGACGGTGATCACGCTGACAACGTGGACGAAGTAGTGCTAATGGAAGATGGGCAGCGCGGATATGATGCCTTTGATGAAATCGTGAGCGCTGGTCTGATTGGTGGTGCAAACATCAGCATCCAGTCTGCGTACAATCCGCAGGATCTTGGCATCGAGCCATGAGCACACCTAGCAGCCTGTACCGGAACGCTATTGACTTAAACCGCTACAGCAATAGCGTTGCGCGGCGCGTCATCAATGCCTACAACGACATCATCATTGATGCGGTGAACCAGCTGCGGACGATTGATGAGCTATCGGCACCAGTAAAGGCCGCACGGCTGCGCGGCATCCTGGCGCAGTTGAAGGATAGCCTCGGCACATGGGCAGGCGACAGCACAGAGATTACTGCCATCGAGTTGCAAGGGCTTGCGCAGTTGCAATCTGAGTTTGTGACCGAGCAGCTGCGCAAAGCGCTACCGGCTGGTAGTCGCAACATCGTCAACACGGTTGAGATCAGCCCGCAGTTTGCGCAGAGCGTAGTCACGACAGATCCGACACAGCTGAATGTGGTCACCTTGAGCGATAATCTGTTTGCTGCTGCACAAGGCGCACCGCAAACTTACAGCCTGACCGCAGCGCAAGGCGCGACCATTACGCTGCCAAACGGGCAGGTAGTTGAGAAAGCATTTCGTGGCATCGCCGTAGATCAGGCGGAGCGGTTCAGCCAGGTGGTGCGCAGTGGCCTGCTGACAGGCGAGACGACTCCGGCTATCGCCAAGCGGTTAATGGGCACCTTGGAGCGCAGCGATGAGCGGTTGAGGTTCGGCGATACCGGACCGCTGACTAAAGGGCAACTCAGAGCAGTCGGTCGTTCAGTGCGAGAAACTATCGCCGCAGGTGGTGAGTTGACCACTATGGCCGACAACCAAATCATCACGCTCGTGCGCACCAGCATCAACCAGGTGGCCAATGCCGCCAGCCAGCAGGTGTACGAAGCCAACCAGGACATCACGAAGAAGTACCGTTACGTCGCAACGCTCGACACCAGAACCAGCAGCATCTGCCGCGCATTGGATGGCCGGGAGTTCGAGTACGGCAAAGGGCCAATGCCGCCGCAGCACTTCAACTGCCGCAGCACAACCGTTCCGGTAGTCGACTACGAGAGCCTGGGCTTCAGCCCGCCACCACCAGCTAGGCGCGCCTCGATGGATGGCCAGGTGCCAGCAAACCAGTCTTACGGCGATTGGCTGAGCAAGCAATCGAAGGAGACACAGGAGGAGGTGCTCGGCAAAGGCAAGGCGGCATACTTCAACCGACTGGCAGAGAAGTATGGCCCGCGTGACGCCATCGCCAAACTGGTCCGCGACGACGGGTCAGAGCTAACCTTGAGGGACCTGCAGAAACGTTATGGCAAAATCGAAGAAAGCCGATAAGGTCGCCAAGATCATGGGCGAGTTTAAGCGCGGCACCTTGAACACCGGCAAGCCCGGCCCCGGCAAAGGCCCTAAGGTCAAAAGCCGCAAGCAGGCGATCGCCATTGCGCTGAGTGAAGCCGGCAAGTCACGGAAGCGCAAATGACCATCACCTACCGCGGTGAGCAGTTCGATGGCTACAACCAACCGAAGCGCACACCAAAACATCCAACTAAGTCCCATGCTGTGCTCGCTAAAGAAGGCGAGACGGTGAAGCTTATTCGCTTTGGTCAGCAGGGCGTATCAGGCTCACCAGCACGAAAAGGTGAAACAGCAGCAGACAAGGCCAGAAGGGCATCGTTCAAGGCGCGCCATGCCGCCAACATAGCCAAAGGCAAAATGTCAGCTGCCTACTGGGCCAATCGCGAAAAATGGTAGCCTTGGGCTGTATTTGACCCTGCGGGTTATTCATGTCTGATGAAATCCAGAACCAGGAGCCTGCGGCGACTGGTGATAATGAGGCGCTGCAACGCAGTGTGGAGGCACTTGAACGCAAGAATCAAGAGTTGATCGCTGAGCTGCGTGCAGCCAAGAAAGCACCCAAGCTGCCGGATGGTGTTGATGTCAATGAGCTACTGGAGTTCAAACGAAACTACGAGCAGCAGCAGCTTGAATCGAAAGGAAACTATCAGGAAGCACGACAGGCTCTGGAGCAGCAGTTCCGCGAGGCGACGGCGCAGAAGGACCAGCGCATCGGAGAACTTGAAGCCAGGGTCCGAGAGCTTGAACTCATTACGCCAGCAGTGACTGCACTGGCGGACATCGTGCACGACCCCGACCTAGTGCTAAAAACAAAGCTCAGTGCCGACAAGATCGAACGTGAACCGGATGGCACCGTTGTGGTCGTTGACGGCTACCAGCGCACACCGGTTCAGGATTGGGCTAAGACCCTTCCGGCATGGATGCAAAAGCAGCCGAAGCCGCAAGGCAGCGGTGCACCATCAGGACAGGTGAGCAGTACCGCCACCATTGGCATCAAAAACCCATTCAGCCAGGAATCATTCAACCTGACCGAACAATCGCGGCTCTACAAGACTGATCGTGATCTGTACGAAAGACTCAAGGCATCAGCAAATCGCTAACATGTTTGCAACCGGCCGCGCTGGTGCATCGGGCTGCGCCCACACCGTCCATCAATCCACCGAGATGAATCATGGCGACTCTTCGCTCTGACATCATCATCCCTGAGGTTTTCACGCCTTACGTCATTGAGCAAACCACCGTCAGGAATCAGTTCCTGCAAAGTGGCGTCGCTCAACCCATGGCGGAGCTGAATGCCACTGAGGGTGGTGATTTCGTCCACATCCCTTTTTGGAAGGCCAACCTCTCCGGCGACGCTGAGGTGCTGAGCGATTCCACCAGCCTGACGCCAGGCAAGATCACTGCTGACAAACAAATCGGCGTGATCCTGCATCGTGGCCGCGCCTTTGAATCACGCGACTTGGCTGCGCTTGCAGCTGGCGATGATCCGATGGCTGCCATTGGCGCCAAGGTTGGCGAATACGTTGCCAACCAGCAACAAAAGGACCTGTATAAGTGCCTCGAAGGCGTGTTCGGTAGCCTCACCGGCTCCGATACTCCTGCCTTTGATGCGCTGCGTTTTGACACCAGTGGCATGACCACGCTGGGGCCGAAGCAGGTCGCAATGGCACGCGCAAAACTTGGCGACCAAGGCGACAAGCTCGCCGCTATCGCCATGCACAGCGCCTGTTATTACGATCTCGTCGAACGGCGTGCGATTGATTACGTCAGCACCTCTGACGCCCGTGGCACCACTACCACCCAGTCCGGCGGTTCTCTTGCTGCTGCCTACGGCGGTGACAACTCAGTCCCGACATACATGGGTCTGCGGGTGATCGTTTCTGACGACATCACCAACAGCGGCGGCAACTATGCCTGCTACTTCTTCACTCCAGGCGCTATTGCCACCGGTGAGCAGCAGGCGCTTCGCACCGAGACCGACCGGGACATCCTGGCCAAGTCTGATGCGATGGCTGTTGACTGGCACAACATCTACCATCCGGTGGGTGCCAAGTGGGCCGTTACCACCACCAACCCGACCGGCGCACAGCTGGCCACGGTTGGCAACTGGTCGAAGGTGTACGAGACCAAGAACATTGGTATCGTCCGCGCTACCATCACGTCCAACTACGACTGATAGCCATGGCTTCGATTTTCGAGCTGGAGAACCCAGCCTTCGGTAACACCTACCGAAAAACTACCGTCACCACACTGGCTGCTTCTGGCGCTCAAACCGCCACTGCAGCTCAGCTGCTTGGTGGCGTGCTGGTCTCGACTGCTACTGCTGCGTTTGCTTTGACCACCGCCACCGGCGCAGAAATCTGCACCGCCCTGGCTGCTGTCAATCAGAACGTTGTCGGTATCAGCTTTGAGTTCAGCATCGTCAACCTCGGAACTTCCACGTATCACATCACCTTGACCGCTGGCGCCACTGGCGTCACCGTGACTGGTGTTGCTGCCGTGAATGCCGGCACCTCCGGTACGTTCCGTGCGCTGGTGACTGCTGCTAACACCGTCGTGATCTATCGGGTCTGATGGGATTGTTCGCCTTCCGGCGACTGCGTGAACGTGAGGCCGCTTCTCAAGAGGCGGCCTCTCTTTCTATGGCAGAGCCGTTGCCTACACTGATACCATCGGAGCCGGACAATGGCAGTAGTGATCGTGGCCACCCCAGGGGCCGCAGACGCAAACTCATACCTGACGCTGGCTGATGCGCAGGCCATCATTGATGGCATGGTGCAAGATGCTGATGTAACTGCATGGAGCACAGCAACGACTGATGCCAAAAATCGTGCGCTGTACACCGCTGCTCAGAGGTTGGATCGTGAACGGTTCCTTGGTGCTCGCGCTACTGACACTCAGTCAATGCAGTGGCCACGAACCGGCGTACGCAAGCCTGATACATATATCAATACCTACGCTGTCGGCTTTCCATTTCGCATCACGACCGATTACTACACCGACACTGAGATCCCAGATCAAGTCAAGCGTGCGCAGGTGGTGCTTGCCATCTACCTCAACAACAACACCGACGGACTGGGGCTTACCGGACTTGAGGACTACAAAAATGTCAAGATCGGCAGCTTAGATGTGACACCAGCTCAGTCGATGGGTGCAGACAAGGTGCCGCCATTGATGGAACGGTATCTGACAGGGCTTAGAATCAGTGGACCAGGAAACATCTCAATCCGTCGGAGCTGATCATGTCTGAATACGCCATTGGCTTTGAGTACATCAGCGATACCGTTGCGCATACTGGACGGTTCAATGAGCTGGTCGCATTTGAAGACTCGGTGATTGCCAGCGCCGTGATTCTGAACCAAACCGGCAATACGTTCACGAATGTGCCGCTAAAGGCTGGGCAATGCGTTGAGGCAGTATTCACTAGCGTGACGCTTGCCTCGGGCAAGATTGCCGCGTACAAGATTTGATCATGGGCGACACTAACACCATCGGCATTGACTACGCAAAGGGTGCAACCTTTATCGGTGATACCGCGACTTATGAAGGCCGATGGTGCGCAATTCATTTCACGTCAAATGCAACCGTAAATGCAATCACGGCGCAGAACTGGAATGGGTCAACCTTGGCAGGGCAATCATTTGATGCACTGTGCATTCTTTATGGTGTGTTCACCAGCATCAAGCTGCAAAACGGTCACTGCGTTGCGTACAAACTTTGATGGCACTCGCTAGCTCGCTACGGAAGACTGCATCAAAGCTGATGGCCAAGTTTGGCAGTCAGATCACTTTTCGCCAGGTAAGTAGCGGAACCTATAACGCCACAACTGGCGCCATCGCCGAGACTGCGGCGGATACAGTGGTCCGTGGTGTGCTGGAGGATGTGAACAAGCGTGAGGTTAACGAGCTAGTGCAGGCTGCCGACAAGCGACTGATCGTTGCAGCAGCAGACCTATCAGCAGCACCTAGCACCGCTGACCGCGTGGTGATCAATACGGTGTCGCATCAGATCATTCGCGTGCAGACGATCGAACAGGACAATACAGCCATTACCTATGAGCTGATTTTGAGGGCTTGACCATGGCGCGTCGCATTAACCTATCGCAGATCGGCAGCTATTCGACAGAGAAGTACGAGCAGCTTCTTCGCGTGGTGGTGATGGAGACCGATAGCAGGCTTAAGCAAGGCAGCCCAGTGGACACGGGACGATTTCGGATGAGTTGGGCAATCAGCGAGCAAGGAACACCAGGCTATGACGCTGGACCACAGGCCGGAGGTGGTTCCATCACGCCACCACGTCGGTTGGATTATCAAGTGGAACGCGCCGGTGGCGTCTACCACATCCACAACAGCCTGCCTTATGCAGAACCGCTTGCCAATGGCCGCAGTCCGAAAGCGCCAGCAGGATGGACAGACCTCATTGCCCGTGAGATGACGCAATGGGCACGGGCTGAAGCCAGCAGGATCGGGAGGGCTGACTGATGGCCGCCATTGATCTGAACACTATCCGCGCCACCATCGAAGGCAGGCTGGCCACAGAAATGGCATTGGCACCTGCCTATCCAGTGGTGTTCCACAACATGGCGTACACGCCAACGCCCAGCAGCACATGGCTGCAATGCCTCGTCAGCTTCGGCAACAATTCCTATCTAACGATGGGCGGCACCACCGGCAGCAGCAATAGCATGATCGGTGTTGTCGTCGTCAACATCTTCAGCCCTATTGGCGTCGGGCCTGGCGCCAATCTTGTGATCGGCAAACGCGTGCGCGATCTCTACAATAGAGTTATCGTGTCGGGAGTTCATTTCGATCCCCCAACCGGGCCGGAGGTCGTGGCTGCGCCATCTCCTGAAGGCTATTTCCAATCACAGGTCCGCATGACCTTTGAAACCTTCGAGGATCTCTAACCATGGCCTTCTACCGAGGCGAGCAAGGTTCCGTCAAGTTTGACGATGCCGGCAGCTCCAACACCACCATTGCATCTACCCGTTCATGGTCGATGACCATTGAAAAGGACGTGCTTGAAACCACGTCATTGGGTGCTACATACAAATCCAATATCGGCGGCCTGATCGGCGGCAGCGGCACCGTTGAAGTGCTCTACACCGCATCTAGCGCTGATGAGACGAACGCTTTCATCAAGGCAGCCAATACGGCTACTGATGGGGCGACAGCCACCTTTGAGCTGTTCTTGGACACTAGCGGCACCAAGAAGATCAGCTTTGCTGGGCTGATCACCTCTGCCGAGTATGGCGCCACCGTCGGCGAGCTTGAAGTTATCACCTGTAACTTCACCACTACCGGCACCATCACCACCTCAATCTGATCATGGCTTTCTATCGCGGCGAGCAAGGCACTGTCTTCTTTGATAAAGACAGCAGCGGCGGCATTTCTGAGATCGCTGCCGTTCGGTCATGGTCAATGACCGTGGAGAAGGATGTCCTTGAGACCACTACTCAAGGTGCAACCTACAAAGCCAACATCGGCGGTCTGATTGGTGGCACCGGCACCATGGAGGTGCTGTACGATGCTCCAGGCGCTGGCGATAAGCTGGACCTGATCAAGGATGCCAATACAGCAACCGATGAAGGTAATGCCTTCGTCGAGCTGTACCTTGATGAAACCGGCGGCAAGAAGATCACGGGTAGCATCGTGATCAATTCCACCGAATACGGCGCCACTGTTGGCGAGCTTGAAATGGTGACGATCAACTTCACCATGAACGGAACAATTACTCTGAGCATCTGATGCCTGCTGCTACCCGCACCGTTGACCTGCTTACCGGTGCTTTTGATCTGACGCAACGTCGGCGGTTTGACGTGAAGAAAGAAGATGGCACGGTGGTGCTGTCGCTTTATTTCACGCCAATCACCCGCGCTGATCGCAAGCGTGCTACTGGGCTTTCGGGCACGGATGAAGCGCTGGATATCAGCACGCAGATGTTGTGCCATAAGGCAGAGCTTGAAGACGGCACCAAGGCATTTGCCGCGGCTGATGCGGTGAAACTGCAACGCGAGTTGCCGGAACAGGTGCTGAATGAACTTGAGTTGTTTCTGTTTGGCCTCGGCCAAGCTGAATCCCTGGAGACAGCAAAAAACGACTAGAGGCCGACAACTGGCTTTTCTTTGAGTTCTTCCTAGCGACTGAGTTAGGCAAGACCGTTAGCCAGTTGCGGCAAGAGCTGACCGATGATGAGTTCGTGCACTTCGCCGCATACTACGAGGTGAAGGGCAAACGCGAGCAGCAGGAGATTGACAAGGCAAAACACCGCAGCCGGTAGACTGACCCTAAAGGTCGGTTACTGCTGTGGCTGTTGCTGTTGTTGATGTACGCGTAGATAGCTCTTCTGCTGTACGGAACCTGCAGCAGGTCGCCGCATCATCTAGCCAGGCAGGATCTGCAGCGCAACAACTTACAAATGCGGTCAACAAGACTGGCCGTGAAATCAAGACTGCTGCCAATGGTATGCAGTACTACATTGACGCAACTGGCCGCGCACGTAAAGAGAATGGTCAATTTGTCAGTAGCGCTGAAGCTGCATCGGCTGGGCTTCAAAGACAAGCTGCAGCAGCTCGCAATGCTGGAAGCGCTGGCGGCGGGTTGGCTGCCGTGATGGGCAGGCTGCTAGTGGCCTTTAGTGCCATCGAGGCGGCAAAGTTTGTTTTCGCTAAAACCGCTGAGCTGGAGACTCAAACCCGCAGCCTTCAAACATTAACCGGCAGCGCACAGCAAGCGAAGCAGATCATCGCTGAACTGCAGCAGCTTGGTGCCGTGACGCCATTTACCAGCACCGAGCTAATTGATGCCGCCAAGCGGCTGCAGGCTTTCGGTGTTGAGGCAAAGAATGTTGTCGAAACAACCCGCAGGCTGGCAGATGTCAGTGGCGCCACTGGTGCCGAACTGCAAGGCTTGGTGACTGCCTACGGGCAAGTGCAGGCCAAGGGCAGACTGCAAGGTGAGGAACTACTCCAGTTCCAAGAGCGCGGCATTGCGCTACAAGGTGAGCTGCGGAAGATGTATGGGATGACAGGCGATGAGTTTCAGAAGGCACTGAGCAAGGGCCAGATCAGCGCTCAGGCAGTCGAGGTAGCGATCGTCAGGCTGACCGAAAAAGGCGGCAAGTATGCCAATGGCGCCATCGCGCAATCTGATACGTTGGCTGGTAAGTTCAGCACGTTAACCGACGGGATTGAGCAACTTGCTAGGACGATTGGCCAGGTGCTTGAGCCAGCGCTAAAGCGAGTGCTTGGCATTGCTATTGATACTCTTAATAACATCAATGCGGCATTATCAGCCGGCAGAATGGGAGATTTTAGGAGAGAGATTGCGTTAACGAAGACAACGCTTGGTGCCGGTGCTGCTTACCAGGGCATTGACCGCATTGCCTATGGAATCAGCCAAGTTTCTTCTCAAAAGAACAAGGCCGGCATTGAGCAGAACCTTCAGATGCTTAGGGAGTACCAAGCACTCCTAAGCGGCATCAGAGCAGATCAAGTTCCGGATCCTACATACCAGCAAAGATTGCTTGGCCTGCAAGGGCAAGTATTCAAAAAAATCAGTGAAAATCTCGCCGCCCAGAAGCAACTTCAAACTGCACCTAGGCCACAAGCATCCACAACTCCTCCACCACTGCTGACGCCAACCGGCAGCAGCGGCAGCGCCAAGGAGTCAGGCGCAAAAGCTAAAGCCGCAGCACAAGAGCAAGCACGCGTTGCGCAGTTGATACGTGATCGACTGGCAGAAGCGCAGATTGTTCGGCTTCGCTCCGAAATGCAAGACAAGATCACCAATGCCGAGGTGTCTGGCGACAAGATGCTAGCCGCTAGGCTCAAAGGCCAAGAGATTCAATATCGCTATGCACAGCAGTTAGCGCAAGAAAAGGACATCAGGGCGCAGCAAGCATTGATCTATCTTGGCAATACTGAATTGGTCGCCAGTCAACGCGATACACAACGCGAACTGAATGAACTGCAACGGCAAGGTGATCAAGACAGGCTCAACAGCTTGCAGAAGCTGATTGAAAAGCAATATGAGCTAAATACCGGCGTGCAGAACCAGCTGCAGTTTGCCAATGGCGTAGCAGATGCCATCGGGCAAGGCATGGGATCAGCATTCAGCGCATTGATCAGCGGCGCTCAATCATGGGAAAAAAGCCTGCAGCAGATTGCGTCTGGTGTGCTGGTTGACATCGCAAACCAACTTATCAAGATATTTGTCATCGAACAGGCAGTCAACGCTATCAAAACATTCCTGACGCCATTCAGCCCATCAACGCCAATCGGCGCCGGTGGCGGCATGGTCGGCAAGTATGGCACCCTTGGGCCCAACTACGGTATCCCGCAACGAGCCCAAGGCGGCAGCGTCACCGCTGGCCAGCCGTATCTCGTCGGTGAACGTGGCCCGGAGTTGTTCATGCCAGGTCGCAGCGGTGGCATCGCACCAACTGGTAGCTTTGGCGGTGGTGCGGTCAATGTCACCGTTAATGTCACCACCGGCGGCAGCAGCGTGCAAGGCGATCAAGCGCAAGGCAAGCAGCTTGGGCTTGCAATTTCGGCAGCGGTACAATCGGAGCTAATCAAACAAAAGCGCCCTGGAGGACTACTCGCCTGATGGCTACCTTCCCCTCCACGCCAGCGCCTGCCTACGGCGCCGAAAAGCGCAGCCGACCTGCAGTTCGTAGCGTCAAGTTTGGTGATGGCTACGAGCAGCGATTGATCTTTGGATTGGGCCAAAATCCAAAGTCATGGGCGCTGGCATGGAACAACATCTCCGAATCAGACTGCGACACGCTTGAAGCGTTCCTTGATGCACGTGGCGGGCAGGAGTCATTCGACTGGACGCCACCTG